TCTACTTGAAGATTACTAAACTTTTGGAATCCTGCAGTATGAGTTAGGGTATTAACAATGTCTTTCCATTTATCCATGAAAACTCTAGATTTTATCGCATATGCAAATCTTTGATAGTATTCATTATCATGTGTTACTTGTAGAATATTACTTAAGAAACCAGTTTCATATTCCCAACCGTTATTAACCATGGAGAAGTAATCAACTAAGAAGTTAGTATCAAAAGTAAGAATTATTTCTGATACTGTTCCTTTAGCACTTGTTTCTGAAGATTCGATTAATTTACCAACTTCAAAATCACTAGCAGCCTCTACAGTCAACCATTGACTTGCGGGATCATATTCAGCAACAAGACCAGATACAGGGCCAACACTAGTTTCTGAGGTTAATGTTTCATTTGCATTAAATGTGTTAACTTGCAACTCAGCAGAGAATTGTGGGAAGTCTCTTTCTCTTACTAATACTGCTGATGATAAAGTACTATCAAAGTTACCAGGTATTTCTCCACTTGGAACATTTCCACCCATACTATAAGTTACAACACCAACGTTACCAAGATTTTCATGAACCTGTGTTACTTCAAATGTGCGATAATCATATCGGTCAGAGTTATATCCTTTACCTGTTGATCCAACTCCAACACTAACTTCTTCTACAAAAACTTTATCACCAATCTCTATTGGGAAGTTTTCTGTTAAACTATATGCAACTTTTAATGTTGCTGCAACTGTATCTGTTGTTGCATCATAAACTAAATTTGTAACTCTAATTCCGTTCGGGTTATTAACAGGAACAATGATAGGAGTAACGTTAGATAATCCAAAAGTGTTTTCAATAATATCTACATATCCTGGTATATCTGGAGTAGATAAATTATATGATAAATCAACGTCATTATCTTTTGCTCTTGTAACACCATCAAGAACAACTAATTGTGGTGGTTGATTATATACTCTACCATAAGAAGTAATACCAACTGATTTAAGACCAGATAGTGCAGATATCTTAATAATCTGAGGAAGTTTTGATTGAGGTCTTAGTGTAAAGTCTGATGGATAATCAAAACCAATACTTTCAAGTTTCGTAGTTCTGGGAACACCAATAGATGTGCTAGATGCCTCTAAAATAGCACCTGTTCCTGTATCAGAAGTAACAGTAGAAACACCAGGTAATCTAGTATATCCTTTTCCTTTTTCTGACAATGAAATCGCTGCTATAGGGCCATATGCAGTTTTAGATGTAGTATCATAATTTAATATAGTTGTGCTTGAACTCGTATATAACGCTGTTTCAGGATATCTATCTAAATCATATGTAAATGTATTATCTGAATTTGCAATGATATTAAACTGACCATCATAACGACTATTTCTGAAGTTCATTGAATTATTACCAATAATACCTTTGTCTAAAACTAACTCTTTGTTTACATCAGGATTATCAGAATCTGTATTTGCGACTAAATTGTAATATAATATATCAGGTGTATTATTGTTATATGTTAGCACCAATTTACCATCAACACCGACTGTTCCTGATCTGGTTACATTAAATGTTGATGAGTTTCCATTTGATTCATATTCATGAACAAAGTTATAATCTGTATAAAGTTCTAAATCAAATGCAGGTAAAGTATCGGCAACCTTAGTAAAAGCTAATGAAGAATCTGATAAATCAAAAGTTATAGTTCCACTTCTATAAAACTCTAAAGGTGGATTAACAAGATTTAAAGTTCCAGTTAATTCGCTACCAGCATTAGTGATGGGAACAAACTTAGGTCTTCTTTGCTTTGTTTGGAATCTACTACCACATAACTTAATTTTATCTTTATTAATTACATATACGAAATATTCTTCATCATTAATCAAACCACCCATCGAATCATCAGATGTGTGAATAACTCTTTGACCAGTGGTCATTTCATGATTTAAAATTTCAATAGCATCTGGAATACCACTTAATACTGAAGACGTAGTAACACCAGCAGAGGCAAAATCTAAAGTTCTAGCAATAAGTTTTCTATTTGCAGCATTGTATTTAATAGGAACTGTTGTAGTAATTCCTGCATTTACGGTTAAGATAACTCTATCATCATGTTCCAATCCATGACTACTTGCAGTTGCAACAGTAATTTTATTTTTTTCTATAGATCCTTTAACAGTTCCATCATATGCTATTTTTAAACTGTGATGTTCTCCAGTTCCAATACCTGTAAAATATACTAATCCTTGATTTCGTATAGTTGTTCCAATACCTACAAATACATCCTGTGGATCTACACCATCACCAGGTGTTCCTAATCCAATTCTAACTGTAGATAATCCAATCAAATCATCAGTTATTTTTGCAACAAATAAAGGCACACCTTCTGAAAGATTTGCAGAAAAACCATTTAAATCGGCATTTGCACGGTTTGTTGAAATCCCTATTGAATTACCTGTGTTTCTTTGATATGTTACTTCATCTCCTGTATTAAACTTATGATTTGGTAGACGTATAGTTCTGGCAGGTATGAATATTTGAGACAAACCACCACCAGGATTGTTTATGGTTACTGTTGTTCCAATACCAACACCATCAGTGACTGCAACACCAATAGACTCAACAGGGTTGAAATAATATTCAAAATCTATTTTATTATCAAACGCAGTTGTAAAACCAACATCTATCTTAAATGTTCTAGGATCTTCTTCTACTGGAGTTCTGATAGTATGACTTAATCCTATATGGCCAGGAACCTCAACACCTTGCTGATCTCTTAATACTCTTACTCTAGAATTAGCAGCATCAATATTGAGTATTTTAACTTCTTCCTGTCTTGTTCCAATACCAACTTTCAATATATCATTCTCTCTCAAGTTGAGATTGTTGAGATTGTCATTAGGTGATGGTAATTTACCCTGAACACTAAAGAATGTAACTAATCCAGTTGCAGCAACTGATCCTATTCCTTGAGATACTATTAGTTTTGATGATGAAATACCAATAGTATAAGATCTTAGACCAAGCTCGGAACTTGTTGTTGACATTCCCGAAACATAAATTTTAGATCCGTTTTGTAAATTTAACGGAGTTGTGTGAACACCAACAAATCTGCGTCTTTCTTCAGAAGGATAAAATTCAATATTTTCTAATTTTGTACTAGTAACTGAAACAGTTCCAATTCCAGGCCCTCTTACTTTTGATACTTTTGCAACAGTCTCAAAATTATCAGCAACTTTTTCTTCAAAAACAACTTTATCATTAACTCGATATAGTGTTCCACCAGTAACAATTCCAACTTTATCTACAGCACCCTCAGAGGCATAAACAATGGATCCTTCTTGAGTCACATACTTATATGACTGACTAACATAATCATATGAACTATCATCTTGTAGTAATTCATATGGTTCTGTATTTCTTACCCAACTAGTTTTATTAAGATTAATTTCATCTTGATTACTTTTTGATAAGAAGTTAAATTCATTTGGTTGAGCCCAGAAGTTTTCACCTATCAAATATGGGAATTTTGGTTTCTTAAAATTGTCAAATGGATCATTAGCATCATCAATTAATGTAGTTTCAAGAGTTGCATAATATGCATATATTCCATTAGGATATTCTGGAGTTATACCATATCTTCCATTATTTTCATCTAAGTAACTTTCATCAGTATTACTATTCCATGTAAAATCGTCTACAAAAAATTCTTGTGGAAAAACACTGGTTGGTGGTCTGTTAGTTTTTAAATCAACAGAATATCCAGAATTAAGTTGAGTTATTGATCCACCAGTACTCTTTTCATACCCATATGGGCCATAAATTGGTAATCCATCATATGCCCAACCAATAATTGGTGAGTGTTGTGTTTTATTTTCTTCAGTTTCGCCATTTAATAAAGTTAAATCTCTAGCACCATATAATGCATTACCATCAGAGTCATTTTGATAAACAATTTTTCTTAAACCTCTTGGTGCATATGCATGAGAAAGTTGCAGTTCACGACTAAGTTGTGTTGGTTTTTCTATGAATGTGTCAGAGTTGTCTATATTAGTAAAGTTTTTTCTAACTTCATTAACTTGCCATGTTTTTAAATTAACGTTAAATATGGCAAACTCACCTGAAGATTCAACATTCAACGAAGTTGTAGACGCACCATATCCAATACCACCCTTAATTATCTTAACATTCCTAATTTGACCATCGACTATCTCTGGAACTAATTCTGCACCAGTTCCAATACCTGTAATTGAAATGCTTGGGGGAGTGTTATATGATTGCCCCCTATTATTAATCGCTACGTCAATAATTTGACCATTAGCAACAACAGGTAAAAGTTCACCACTTACACCAGTGTATAGATCAATTCTAGGTGATCTATTAAAGTTAAGTATTTCAGAAGCACCATAACCAACACCACCATGTGTCAAATGAACTGAGGTAACTTCACCTCTGAAAAGTGGTTGAGGTATACATTGAAAGTTTTTACCTTCAATAGAACTTATACCAACAATACCCTCAACTTTAACAACAAGTGGATCATAGTTAAAACTATGAGTTCCAACACCAATTGATCTAAAGTTTTCATATTGATTTGTTTTAAAATAAAAATCTTTTGCAGTTGTTCCAACACCAACTGTAGATAACTTAAATGTATTTTCATCAACAACATAAACATAGTATTTTTTATCACTTGAAAGACCTTCAACAGCAGTTCCATTAGCGTCTGCGGTATAAGTTACAATCTCACCTGTCTTATAATCATGGTTATTGATTGTAATTCTATCAAGTGCTGTATTAATACCAACTGGTTCACATGTTTTAAGTTTATTCTCATAACCTTCACCAGATTCTATAACATTAATACTACCAACTTGCGATTTACCATTTAAAGATCTAAACTGATGGTTTCCTTCACCAACAGCAGTAAATCCAAGTGTATTAATACCAGCAACTGCTTCATCTAAGTTTCTATGAAGTCTAATTGTTTTTTCTGGATACCAAGTTGTTCCTGCATAACCCACCCATGTTGATATCGTTGTCATACCAGTGGGTGCATTTGTATTAACGTAATATATTGCCCCAGTGCTAAATCCTGCTAATGCTTTTTCAGTGAAAGTGTCATATACTACTCTTTCATAATTTCTAAATTTGTGATATGTTAAAAATCCAACGTTAAAATCATCAGACCCAGTAACTACAATAGTTTGAGATCCTCCACCAGCATTAAACACCACTTGGTGTGGAACTGTAACCATTTTACATTCTGCTACAGCACCAGTTCCATTTCCTCCACTTATGGATACTTTTGGAATATCAACATAATCAAAGCCTGGTTCTTGAACCCTTATTTCTTGTAGACTACCTCTAGTTGCCACATATCCAGTCGCTCCTGCCCCTACACCATCGTTGATTGCTAGTTGAGGTGGATTTATAACATCATACTTTCTTCCACCACCTGTAACGTCTATTGATTTAATATCACCATAGTAACAAAGGTCTTGAGACTTATAACTTAATACTTCAACACCGTTAATTAAAATTCCATTATATCCAATTCTTGTTTTATATTTTTTTCCATCATAAACTGGCATATCAATCTCTCTAAACAATTCTTGAGGTAGAATTTTTTTATTATGAAATTCATATTTTTCAAACGTATTATTTGTAATTTCGGTGGTAACAGTTGCCTCTGATACTTTCTGAAAATTACCATCATATAAATTTGAACGAGATTTTGCTAATCTTATATCAAATTGATTTACTCTTTCTACAAAATATAATCCTTCACTAAAAAGAAAACTATCAATAGTTCCATCAGATTGTTTTTGTGGTGTATAATAAATCGCATCTCCGCTAAAGAAGTTATGATCTTTTGGTAACGTAGCATTTGCTGCATCAGTTGCTATTCCAATGATAGTTTGCCCACCATTAAAAGTTCCTGATAAAGTTATCTTTTGTGTATTTGGATTTAATTTATGATTATCACCATAAGTTGGTAGAGAGTTAGATGCAACTAAGTTTTTAAGTTTAGAAAGTGTGTGAGCGTATCCAACTTCCTCCATATAAACATTTTGAATATTAGCAGTATAATCATTTAAATGTGAGTGATTATCATCAGCACCAGAACCATAATTTACACCACCACCAGATCCATCAGAGTTTGGTTTCGATAAAACTTTTGTTACTGCAGCCACTGCTGTAAGATCACTTATAGCACTTCCTAACATTCTAAATTTCACATTACTCAAAACGTCAGTGACAGCATATGTTCCAGTTAAAGTAGCATTTGCTGTTTGAACTGTTATTGAATCATTTAATCTAATTCTATGAAAATCTTTTGTTGTAACTTCATAAGTTGGGCCTGAAGCATCTTGTAATGTAATTGTATCAATATTATACTTTGGTTGAACATTAAATACCCAGTTATTTGATTTAAAATCAGTTACTTTAGCGATCTTACCTAAAGACTTTAATTTTATTTTTGCACCTTGTCTTTGATAGAAAGTATCAGGTAATTCAACACCACTTAATACACCTGTTATTCTGCAACGTATGCCGTCTGTAGTGACCCCTGCAGTGCTGTTTGCTTGCCCAGAGGCATATACATAGGAATTCTGTCTAATTGATGTAGCATCCTTGATTGTTGTCGTTATACCAGTTGTGCTTATACCTAAAAACTGAGTAACGTTAGATCCTGAATATGTACATATTCCAGTGGTTCCATTCTTATATTTGAATGTAAGTGATCCACTATCAGGAAAGCCTATAGTTGAATCAACATCAATATAAGTTTGTGCTGCTCCAACTTCACCAATATTCTTAGAATTAGCATGAATAGAAAAATTACCGTAAAGTAATTCATCAGAACTTCCTGTTCCAAATGAAGCGTCAATACTAACCTTATAATATGTTTCTGTTAAAAGACCAACTCTAACTCTCTCAACCATTGAAACAGGGCCATACGCTCTGGATATATTTTCTATAGGATCTTGAAAGAGAGTTCTATTCTCAAGATCCATAGGATCCCCTTGTATTGCTTCTACTATGATATCACGAGTCTTTCTATAATTTGCATCTGATGGTGATATTACATAATCAGCAGGTCTGACAATATCTACTTCTTCGTTATATAATGATTTAAATAATAATTTGAATGATTCATCGGTTCCTCTTGAATTATAAAAGTCTTTTGAGTGACGAATGAATTGTGGTTGATTTAATTTTGGGTTTAAATCTTTTTGAAAACCTGGTAAAAATTGCTTTTTAGACTTTTTTAAAAACTCTTGTAAAAATAAAGCACTTAAATTATTAACTTGACCTCCACTTGTTCCAACACCAACTGCATGAGCAGCTGATTTAGATGTTGAGAATACAAATTCTTCTGGATCATCGGGATTACTAAAAGATGTAATACCACTAAATCCACGAATACATCCAGTAAACGCAGTTGTTCCTATTCCAGTGTATGTTATTATCTCATCATCTATCTTTAATAGACCATAACTATCAGGAAATCCAGTTGTATCCTTAACAAATATAGTTTGATCAAACTCACCAACGGCACTTGAGAGAGTTGTAATCCCAACAATGTTGCCAGATTTATTTAATTGTATATAAGAATCTAAATTATTGATTATATCAATCGGGCCACCTTGATATTCTTGCCCTTGATAGTATGCACTTAAAAATTCACCGACTAAAGGGCTATCATCCCTAACATAACTAGGGAGTTGTTCTTTGACAACCTTATTAATTTGAACTCTTTTATCGGTCATGTGTTATCTTACAATCTTTCTGTCTGTATAACTTGATGTAACTGTATATGTTGATCCTGATGGGTCTGCACCTGACGCAATTTCATCAATAATCATCTCTACATTACTAGTATCTAGTTGCAAATAAAGATCCTGTAATCCGATTACGTCATTTGATTCTGGAACAACTGATATTTCCAAAATTTGTTGAGCATCTTTTGTCTTACCTGAGACAATATTAATTGGGTTAAGAGTGATTCTACCAGTATTGTAGTTAACAACACCCACATTAGATCTTTCAATCATAGGAGTTGTTGAACCTGGTGCATCTAATGAGAACAAACCGAGTGTTCCAGTTCTTTTATCTGTGTTTGGAAGGTCATAAAGATAAACTTCATTACCAATATCTAATACTCTAAACGCAGTAGAACGAATATTAAACCCATCCATAGACGAAATATGAAATTGATTACCAAAATCAATAGCATATTCTGCAAATTGATCGATTGCTAGTCTTAAATCTCTTCTCATCTCTACTGTTGTAACGTTAGAAGTAACAGATTCGTGACTTTGATCAATAACTTTTAGGAATTTACTATATTTTAATCTTGCTCCATACTTATTTAACTCTGCAGATGCAGCTAGTTTATTGATATTATTCAAAATTATTGATGAAACCATCAATGCATTAGGTGCAAGACTCGTATTGTAGTAAACTTTACTCTCAGTCTCAAGGTAGAGATACTTGAGATCGAGAATTTCGGGAACAATTCCTGCTACAGAGTATTTTCTAAGGTCTCTTTTAATATTTTCTTTAATTGCATTCGGTACAAAGTCACCAGTTCTTGGTTTTATGCTTATAAACACCTTTCCATACTGTGGAGGAACTAACTCTTCACCACCATAAACTGAAATTGACTCAGTTTCTGGATAAATTTTGTTTGGAATTAGTATTTCATAGTCATTTGAGGTCAAAGCACGGTTTTGAGTGCTATAAATTTGCGGTGCATACTTCTTAACAGAGTCAACACTCTCAATTTCGTCTCCACCACTAGAGGGTGTATTAGCAGTTACAAGTGAAATACCACTAGTTATGGTATTTTCGACTGCATTTCGATTATAAGTGCATTTTCCAGCAAAAGTTAGGTTGCTAATACCGTTAGCTTCTGATCCATTTGATAAAATATACGAAACTTCTACAATATTTCCGTCTGAAAGTTCTTTTCCGAAAATTCCGTCACCAAAAATGATCTCATATTGCTCATCTTCGATCTCTTGGATGTAATAAATGAGCGAATCTTTAGTTATTGAACTCCCTGTAACCGCATCAAACAAACTATCTTGTCTTGTATAACTTGAAAGTAGTGTAGAAGTTGAACTTGGTCTTACATAGACCTCTAAAGTGCTTAAATCGATCCCTGCATTCGATAAAATGAACCTTTGGTTGATATTATTGGTAGAATATGGGAATTTTTGATCAACTACAGTGCCCTCTTTAACATCTAATTCTAAAAATGAGGCAACTCCGTCAATTACGGGTTTTGTAACTTCTTTTGTAAGACCAAAAACGAAAGATTGCCCTCCAAATGCGTTTGAAGCAGCAACTGGGCCTTTTTTTAAGGTAATTGTTGTTGGTGGAGGTGTAATTCCTGGTTCGACAGTGAAATTTATTGTCGCAATTGATGCTTTTTTTGATCTTGGTACATATCCGATGTTTCTAGCAAGTGCAACAACGTTTTCTCTAAGAGTTGCACTATCAATAAAGACCTCATTTGAGATCATATTGGCATTATATGAGGTAATATAGGTATTATATGCTAAAACGTCTAAAATTGTTGACAGGTTTGATCCCTCAAACTCATAATCCGTAAAGTTAGAGTTAGATTGTAGATATTGTTTAAGTGTTTCTTTAATCTGGTCAAAATCCAGACTAGTAAAGTTTAAAAGTGACATTTATCGTGATGGAAGCAAGGCAAAGTCTAATTGTGAGGGTGGTATATCCACACCAATGATTCTATATGTAATTAATACGTCAAATTGATTCTCATCAAAGTTAGGTTCTACTTCTACATCAATTAATTCGACTCTAGGTTCATAATTTGTTAAAGAAGATCTAATTTCATCCCTAATTGATACAGCAGTAATATCATCAACGTTTTCAAACAATATTTCACCCACACTTGATCCAAAATCAGGATCAAACAACTTTTCACCAGGTGTAGTCGATACTATATTACGCACAGCTCTCGCTATTGCGTTTTCATTCTTCAAAGTAATCAAATCGCCACTTAAGGGGTTAAACTTAAATGACATACTAAGATCTTTGAAACTTTTACTAACTCTTTGAGCTGGCATTAGAAGTTTATAGTACTATATTTTATTTATCAGGGTTTCTTAACGATATTCTGAGATAACTTCGTAACTTTCTATTTCATAGTCTAAACCGTCTTCATCTTCTCCACGAAGACGTTCAAATAAGTCACTAGAACTTTCCTTATCGCTCTTTTTAGGAGTTAAAGAATCGTTTGCGATCTCTCTTAGCATTTTTTCTGACATGGGAACCTCCAAGAAGACACAAAAAAGTGCCTAAACGAACATTTGTTCTATTTAGACACTATATCTGTTAGTTTTTAGCCTAACCCATCAATTGCAGTATTTCCAACTCCTACATCACCAAAT